ACCGATTATCAAACCCTGCAACATGCCTAATCAACAATTCGTTTTTGTCGTTCAAGTCCCAGATCGCGAGTTGATCCGTGGACTCGGCGGCATCAATCGCGTCGTCGAGGTCGTCGAATCGCTCGGACAGATCAAGGTATACCTTGTCTGTATCAGCGTCAATCCATCCTCCGATGTGAAGCGCGGGTCGCGACCTGAACAGCGACTCATTCTCGCTCATGAACTTCGAGATCAAGTCTCCAGTGATCTCGTCTTTCGAGTCGATGACCACTTCAGACGCCTTCACGACGCCGACCATGTAGCCGGTCGTCGGACTCTCTTCTGACACGGGATGAATCGTGAAGCCGCCGGTCTCTTTGATCGATCTGCTCGCCTTTTCGGCGATTCGATCAGACTGCCCTGAACCGCCGCCTTCGTTTGGCGAGCAGTCATTCTTGATGCCGCCTCCGTCTCCGGTGGGGCAATACGCGCGAGACTCGGCCAAAGACTTGGCGAGATGAGGCCGAGACTTGATGTGCTGCCAGCCGAGAGGCTCGTCGCTGTCGGCGTCGTCTCCTTCGGCCCTCGACTCCCCTCGCCGCTTGGACAGTTCCCGCCGAATCATTTCTGCGCCGGCGCCGGAGGCGTAGGCATTCTGGTTGGCGTATCCGCCGGTTCGCTCGTACACGGCGTTCTGGCCGAACGTCTCGGCGAACAGCGCCGGCCACGCCTCCTCGGGGAGAGTCGACGCATGGGACAGGGTTCCATTGAACTCGCCGTTGGTCGAGAACGAGTATCCGCCCCGAACATGGGCCACGAAGTCGTGGACGACTCGGAACAGGTCATTGGCGACCATCGGCTCGCCGTCTGACGTCTTGAACTTCGTCTGACGAAGCATCGGATGGTTTTCGGTGACGTTGCCCGCGCCGAAGCCGCTCTCGGTCATGTAGAACGAATACTCGCCGCTGTCGGCGATGTCGCGACGCATCTTGTCGGAGTTGGGACGACTGCTACCCGGCGGATCGCCATAGGGCTCGCCCTCGCCCTTCCAGGCGTGAACCTTGAGCCCCGACGCGAGCAGGGCCTCGTACTGGCGTCCGATCTCGTCGACGAGGGACTTGTACGAGGCCTCAGCCTCTGGGGTCAGAGGCTTGCCGGTCTGGCCTTGCTGCTCGTCGGCGAATCGGCCGACCTCGGCCGCCGGCGGAGTCTCGGCGAGACCCTTGCTTCGATCCCAGACCTTCGCGGGATCGCCGCCTGACTTGGAGACGACGTCGTCGATCGCACTACGGAACTTGGCCGACCTCTCGGGAAACACTCGGGGCGAAACGCTGCTCTCTTCCGGCTTGGCTGTGTCACTCTTGGCCGGCTCGTCTTTGCCGCCCTGCCCTGCGTCTTCCTGGCACTTGTTCTTCGGCCCGAACACTCCGCCTTTTTCTCGGCCGCAGTTGTCGTCTCGACTCTCTGTCTCGCCCTCTCGCTGCTCGGGAATCGAGAGCCTCTCGTCCGGAATGATCCAGAGTTTGCAGATCGCCTCGGGCCGAGTCGCACCCTTCACGATCTCACAGGTGCCGCCCTCTTCGTAGTAGACGCAGTTGCGGCAGTGAATGCCTCGGGCCGCGAATGGGTTTCGCTCCTGGTAGTGGGCGTCGGCCTGCGACCAGCGGCCCTTCTCGCGGACGATCGCCTCTTGCGCGTCGTACAGGGCCTTGTTCTGCGGAGACAGCCTACGCTGCTCGACGGCCTGGGCGGGCTTCGCCTTCTGGAGTTCGGCGGCCTTGACCGCGAACTCTTCGCCGCTCTCGGGGTCGACGACCAGGGCCACCGGCTCGCCCGGCTTGACCTCGACCTTCTCGCCGCTCTTCAGGTCGAGCGTCCCCTCGTCCATGATGTGCTTGAGTTCGCCGATCTTGCCGTCGCCCCAGGTCACGACGTCGCCCTCGGCGAGCGGCTCTGGCTTCTTCTCCGACGGCTCGCCCTTGGGTGCTTCGGGCGGCGCGTGTCCGTCCTTGACGCCCGGGAGACTTGGCTTGGCGCCGGGCATCTCTGGCGGCGGCCCGCCTCCCATCATCGCGGCCATTGGGTCTTGCTGAGGCCCCTTCACGGCCTGCTCCAGCGGGATCATGTTCATCGCGACGAAGTGCTTGTCGCCATGCTCGATGGGAGGCAGGCCTTCGTCGTGACGAGAGTCGTTGATCGAGTAGATGCCCAGGTTCTGCATCGTCGAGTAGAAGGCCGCGCGAGTGGTGCTGTTCGCCCGCATGAGGGCCTTCGTGTCAAACTCGGCGAAGAAGACGTCGTCGTTGTAGATCAGCGACCGGCTGATCCCGCTCTCGATGCGACGGAGCCACGGGATAAGCGTGTAGGTCACGAACTCTTGCCCGGCCGCCTCCATGTTCCCGCTGCTCTGTCCCTGAACCAGAGAAATCGGCAACCGGTAGACTCGGGCGATCTCCTCACTCTGGAACCTCCGCGAATCCAGGAACTGACTCTGCTCGGCGTTGAAGCCGAGTTGCTCAACTTTCAATCCGTTGGTGAGGATCGCGGTTCGGTGACTTCGTTCGCTGCCGCGATGCAATCTCTCCCAATTGTCCCGCAGACGCTCGGCCGCTTCGGGCGAGAGCGAGTTGTCAGTCTGGAGGACGACACCTGGGCGAGCGGAGTTCGCCCAATACTTGCTGGCGTGAATCTCGCAGGCCCTCGCGAGGGCGATCGCCTCGCGGGCGATCTCGATCGGCACCATCCCCTTGATGCCATCCGGCTCCGCCGTCCAGCGGATGTGCATGACTTGGTCTTGGGTGTACCGCTCCAGGCGGCCAGTCTCGGGGTTCGTGTACGAGTACCTCAGCCGGCCGTTCTCAAGTCTCTCGACGTTCATCCGCGAGGGGTGCAGGTTGTCGAGGGCCGACACCGCTCCGTACCGGCCTGACCGAATGAGGCTGTAGGAGTTGCCCCAGAGCGTGAGGTTCATGACCATCTGCTCGAAGAACTCGAACTTTGTCTGCCACTCGTTGGGGGCGAAGGACAAGACTTTGTAGAGGGGGATGTCGGTGGCCGGCGAGGCGCCGCCGTTGTCGCTTCGCCGCATGACATGGAGCGGCAGGCTCGAAATGGTCTCAGCCAAAATGCGGCAGCAGGCCAGCACAACAGTGCTGGCGAGGGCAGTCTCGGGCGTGATCCGAATCTCGGCGGCAGTCCGCGACTGTCCTATGAACATCTCGTCTGACAAGAGGAAGTTGTTCCAGGCAATCGACCGGACTTCCGGCGACTCGCCTCCACGTTCCGGTGTCCAGACAATGTCGGACATAATCCGCTCTTCGCTCATAGCAAGATGATCTCCGGGTCTGGCATCCTGGCGCCGGCCGATGCGTCATTGGCGAGCCCGACCGCCATCGTCAGCGCGGCCATCCCGTCGACTCTTGCTGAACTCATGGGGCCGGGCTTCTGGATTTTGATGTAGCCCTCTGAGTTCGTCCGCAGAACGCAGTTTGAGGCGTGGTTGTTCAGGATCGGATTGTCGCCAGTTCGCAAGCGTCCTTGAGCAATCAGAGTGTCAAGGAGTTTTGTCGAATGATTGAGCGAACTGAAGGTCTGCGAGAATCCTATCATGTTCAATCCTTCGCCCTGAAGTTGCTGCTGGAGATGGTGGGCGTTGTAAGGATCGGCAGCGATCTTTGCGATCTGATGCTTCTTGGCAAACTCCAGGATGTCACGCCGGATGAACTCGTAGTCGCAGGTGTCGCCCGGCGTGAGCGTCAGGCCAGACCTGGGGTCGCGAGCCCAGAGGACGTAGGGAACTTCGTCTCGCCTCTGGGCTGCATTGTCTTCGGGTATCCAGAACTTGCAGATCACATCGAAGACCTCGTCGCCAGTCTCCTCGTCGATCGCCTTCGAGACTGCCACGAAGGCGTTGACGTCCCAGGTCTGGGCAAGGTCGAGCCCGCAGTACCACTCGCGACTCGTGGCCGGAGCCGGGTAGCCACGCTTGCACCGCTCCCAGCGGGTCAGGTCGACGAACTTGTTCGAGCCCTGCACCCAGACGTTCAGCCGGTATCGCAAGAAATCCGACAGTCTTGCCTTCGAGCCTTCCGCGTCTCGGACGTCGGCCTTGAAAGACTCCTCGTCCATCGTGACCCCAAAGGACGGATTGGCGGCCTTCCAGACCTCGGGGTCTCGGTAGTCATCCTCGATCGTCGCCCCGGCTACGAAGGCGAAGAACTGGTCGTCGAACGAAGGGTCGACCATGCACTTCAGTGCGTGTTCGTGCAACTCGTAGCAGACGCTCGCCCGGTCGGTGCCGGCAGTGGTGATGGCGAGGATGAGGCTCTGGGCTCTGGAAATTCCACCGTAGCGGACGGCCCCCCAAAGTTTCCTGTCCTTCGCCTGATGGATTTCGTCGTAGCAGAGCGAATGGATATTGAGCCCCTCCTGACGACCGGCGTCAGAAGAAATCACCCGCCAGAACGAGTTCGTCGGAGTGCAGGCGATCGTCTTCCGAGACTCGACGACTTCGAGCATCTGGGAGAGGTGGGGGCTCGCCTGGACGAGTTCCTTCATCTGCTTGTAGACGATGCTCGCCTGCTCGCGGGAAGTCGCGCAGCCGAAGCATTCGGCGGCCGGCTCGCCGTCGGCGACCGTCATGTAGAGCCCGATTCCGGAGAGGAGAGTTGATTTGCCGGGTCACCTTGGCCCCCGCAACGCTAGGCTGCGGGGGCCAAGGCGCCATTTTTTTTCGGCACCTCAATGAACCCGACCCGAAACTTGCGGCTGTCGTTGTCGACCCGCATCCAGCCGAAGATTTCCTCGATGACCTCGTGCTTCTGCCACGGGAGCAGCGTGAACGGCTGGCCGGCGAACTTGCCCTTGGAGTGGACGAGGAACTTCTCGAAGAAGTCGACCGCGTGCTGGGCCTTGTCGGGGTCGAAGTAGAAAGACTTGCCCTGCTTAACCGCTTCGCTTCGAGATAAACGCGGCAAGAGGGTTTTCTTGGGCAGCGGCATTGGAGACCTTCATGGTGGAGCGAGCCGCCGGCGTCATGCCGAACTGCTGCTCGATACGCAGGAGTTCGGCCGGCAGGCCCTTGAACAACGCACCCTCCGCCGTGAGTTGCGAATACCCGGTCTGGGTCAGTTGAGTCATCCCGTTCTCGCGAACGTGCTTCACGACATGGGCGAACTGCTCCTGGAGGAGACAGTAGCGGGTGAGCAGCCGGCGATCCGCCTGAGTGAAGACGCCCATCCTGGTGAGGATCGGCGCCATCTCGTTCCAGACTTCGAGCCCGACTTCGACGAGGACTTCGGGCGGGGTCAGATCAGCGGGCGGAGCCTGCGGCTCGCAAGAGTTGAGGGGCCTTTGGCCCGGGTTGCCGCGAATGACCTTGAGATTCGTGGGCTGCGGGGTTCGTCCCATAAAATGCGGTTTTAGGCCGTAAAAACCCCCCTGCAAAAATTTCGCAGGCGCTCACAGGCTGAAGACCGCAGGGTTTTCCGGCCCAATCGACTTTTGCCGGAAGACTCCCTGGGGGTGGGTGCCTCTCTTCAACATGACGTCCCTGGCGAGGCCAGTAAAGTTGGCGAGACTTGGTTTCCCCAGGCAGACCAACCAGGGCGAGGTCTCCTCGCAAACAACTCAAGCCTCGAAGCGCCTGGATAGAGCAACTCGATTCGCTCCATCACCTCGACAGGCTTTTCGCTGTGAGCGCCTGTGGGCGACATGACCACTTGGGCCACAGCCTCGCTACCCAAGGGCATGGGCCTGCCCTTCCTAGTGGGCGAGGCAGCAATCACCAACTCAGTGGTGGGCTTGATGATGCTTGGCCTGACTCCTCTCGCGCCTATGGGCTTGCCTGTGGCCTTGGCTGTCTTGACCCACACAAAGGCAATGCCCCTGTATGCAAAGCCCCAATGCTCAAGAAGCGAGATGGCAAAGTTGAGTCGAGGGCATGTGGCCCAACAAAACACAACGCTGCCCTGCTTGGCGAGCCCCATGATGGGCATTTGCTTGAGTTCATCATCGCTCAGGCAAGGATAGAACTTCGCTGCTGCTCCCCACTTGTCCTGCGCTCCATAGTGTGACCAAGGAGGGTCGAGCAGGATCACATCGAAGTGGCCTTGGGGAAGGGGGCCTGGGTCGCTGATGGGGAGTGGCTCGCTCATGGGCGACGAGCCTACGCTAGAGCGTGTGGCTTGGGGAGGGTTTTTTCTTCGACCCCATAGTCCGCCCTTAGACCTTTCAATCTCCTTCTCTAATTAGAGGGAAAACCCTATATAAATGGGACATAATTCCCGTTTTAGACCTTTAGACCTCTTAGACCTCATATTTTTCGTGTCTCGAATTGTCCCTTATAGAGAGAGCATTTGAGGTCTATCAAACCAGAGCCCCGCATTTGACCTGTAACGAGTTCGGGGGTGCAGGGACACACGAAGAGGCTACTTGGCCTTCTCCGGCCCTCCAGATCGCTCTGAGAGGCTCTTCTTGCCGTGACAGCGAGCGCAGAGTGTCTGGAGCGCCGACTCGTCGTTGGTGTCGAGCAGTCGCTTGGGTACGATGTGGTCGACGTGAGCATCCCCGCTCTCGGCTCCGACCACGCGACGGCAGTGCCGGCACTGGAAGTTGTCCCGGATCAACACCCGGAGGCGAACGGCGGCCCAGGCCTTGCCGCCATAACCACGGCGGTAGGCATTCGGCCGAGCCTCTCGCATCCTGGGACGCTGCGGCCTGAAATACTCCATTCGCCGAGGCATGGCTACGTCACTGTCAGGGTGGCTGCGTTGCTCGTCGCCGTCTGGCCGGCTGAAGTCAGCACGACCCGATACTGGCGACCCGACATTTCGACAATCACGGGAATGTAGAGGTAAACGAGCGTCTGTCCGGATATGTTCGACCACGACGAGCCGCCGTTGGTGCTGAGTTGCCACTGGTAAGACGGCGTGTAGTAGTTGCTGTAGGTCTGCCCCTGAACGTATGCCGACACCTCGAAGTAGGCGTACTGCCCGTCGGAGACAGACTGGCTCTGGGGGTGCGACGAGATGCTGATCGTGACAGTGTCCTTCTGGATCGTCGCAGGGCTAGTTCGCACAACCCGCAGGCCCGCCGAGACCACGAGCCGATACAAGTCTCCGTCGCTGCTCGACGCAATCGCGAGCGAATTCTCAGTCTCTCCGGAAACCGTCGTCCAGGTCTCCCCCGCGTTGACGCTCCTCTCCCAGGACTTGATGGTCGTCTGGTACGTCGAGTACACAGAGCCGTAGATTGTTCCGCCGCCTGTTTGGGTCGTGTCCAGCGTCGTCGGCGAGATGCTGGCAGTGATCTCGTTTCCAGGCCACCCGCTTGCTCGTCTGAGCGTGTAGATTTCAGAGGCTCGCCACAGGCCGCTCAGGCCGCCGTAGTAATAGCCAGAGGCCGGCTCTGCCCCAATGATCCCGCCGCGGCGTCCCCGCATCAGCCGATCTCCTCGTAGGAGCAGATGGCTTCTGCGTTCCCTGCCGCGCCGGCGACGATCCGGATCGAGTCGCCTTCGAGCAGGTAGACCGGGTTTTCTTTGCCCACGACGACAACAGTCGAGTCGGCAGGAACAGTCAGAGTCTTGGCGAAGTGGTAAGACACACTCGAACGATGCAGGTCGACGCTGATATCGACACCACTGCTCCCGTTCACGTTCGAGACGATCACGCTGTTGATCTTGTAGACCTTGCCTGACGCAGCGGAGTTCGAGGTGATTGCCGTCGCGGCTGTGCCGACAAGCAGCACATCGGTTTTGCCATAGATTGACGACGTCGTGACGATATTGGGATTTGCCACCTACTTACCCTCCAAGAATGAACGCGGGCCAAAGGACAGCAGCGACTGCCTCGGGATTGCTCTCGGCTGCGATCTCGACCGAGTTCCCATTGACTGAAATGTTGACTCCCTGCCCGCCCACGAGCGTCACGGCCCCACTGACTGCGTTGAGAGACGAAACGTAGGTGTGCGTGTGGGTCGCAGCGGCGGCGCTAACGTCAAGGCTCGTGAGAACGACGACGCCGGTTCTTCCCTGAACAGACGAGACGTAGTTGTGCGTGTGAGTGGCGGCTGCGGCAGTGATGTCGAGCAGCGTGAGGACGACTGCCCCGGTTCGCCCCTGGACAGACACGACTTTCCCGGCGCTATCCAGCGCGGCGCTCAGGCCCGAGACGTCGGCGATCGCAAGAGTTACGCTGCCAGTCTTGCCGGAGACGCTCTGCACTGGAGCAGCCAGCCCGGCAGCGGTCGTGAACGACGCAATATCTGTCGTCGAGAGCGTGACTGCGCCGGTTCTCCCCGACACGCTCTGAACCGGAGCGGCCTGACTCGCAGCGGCCGTGAAGCCAGTGACCTGCGTCGTGCCGTGAGTGTGAACGGCCACAGCCGCTGTGATATCGGCCGCACTTAGCGTGACACTGCCAGTCCTGCCCTGTACCGACAAGACTGGGGGAGTTCGCCCAATTATCGTGATACCACCTCCAGTGGTGGTGATGGTGACGTTGTCACCGGCGATAAATGGGCTAATCCCTGCGGAGCCAACGATCGACGTCGCCGTGCCATTGACAATCACCGAGGCTCCGATGCCCGGAGACACTGTGACCTGAATCTGTGACGTTCCCTGGACGACGATGTCTGGCATGGTTATGGCAAACTCGATCGGATGGTTCCGGACACAACAGTCCGCGTGATGATCCCAGGCGCCACCCATCGCAAGTACCAGCGATAGGTCACTGCGGGATTGAAGGAGGCAGTGTCGGCCTCGCTCAGGGACAGGTTGAGCGTCCCGGAGGCGAGATCGATCGGGATAATCGAGAAGTTCCGGCTGAACTCAGTCGTGGCGACAACTGAGCCGTTGACCACCTGAGCAACCTCGTAGATGCCAGTCGTGAACGTGTAGCCCGTGAGGTCGTCGCTGAAGTCGAGCAGGACGCTCAGTTCATCCCCCGAGATGAACAGCAAGTCAAGCGTGTCGGGCAGAACAGAGTACGTTGCCACTTGGTTTTCTCCTTCCCTTCAGGCTATCAGCGAGAGTCGGTCACAGGCGAGATGCTTCGCTGAACGCCTCTTCGACGTTGACGCCAAGCATCCCCGCCACGGCTTGCACCAGCGGATGCGAACGCTCGAAGTAAGGAATGTGAGCCCACTGGATCGAGGCCTCGCCCCGAAGCGTCTCGTCGGGAATGGCCGCAATCGCGTCCAACACTTGGGACTCGCCGATGCCTCTCCTGAACAGCCAGAGCCTGAGTTGCGTTGCGGTGATAGACCATTCGGGCTCGGGCTCGGGCTCGGCGATCGTCTCGGGCTCGCCTTCGCTGCCCTGAGCAGGAAGGTCGATGCCGATGAGTTGGGACGCGAGCGAAGCCTGTGATGGATAGCGGAAGACAGTCGACCCAGGCGGGAGCCCGGCCGCCGACCCGGCCAGGATCGCGACCACAGGCATCGATGGCAGCGGCTCGCCGCATCCTCCAAGCAAGGCAATCACTTCGGAAACGTCGCTGGTTACGCTGTGGTTGCTCGTCACGCGAAAGTACAGCCGCTGCTCATGTGCCATAGACTTGATACCCTTTCGCCGTGGCGATCTGCGGATTGTCGGAGTTCACGCCCGGGTTGCCCGTGACGTACAGTTTTCCGCCTGGGGCGACAGCCAAGTCGTGGTAGAAGGCGTCCAGGGCAGGCCCGGAAAGCAGGTTCTGCCCCAGGCTCCCTCCGACCACGCCGTTGAGGGCGAGCCCAGTCGCTCGCACGGACGTCAGTCTGTTGCCGAGACAGTTGAAGTTCTTCAGCGATGGCGACGGACGGAGGTCGAGAGTCGTGAGTTGGTTGTAGTGGCAGTAGAGATTCACTAGCGAAGACAACCCAGCGAGCGACAGAGTCTGGATAAGGTTGTCGTTGCACTGAACGCTCAGGAGCGAAAGGGGCAGTTTCAGCGCCGTGAGCCTGTTCGCGTGGCAGTACAACTCTTGCAGCAAACTCAGCGAGCCAAGTTCAAGTTCAGGCAGTTCGTTCGTGTGGCAGTACAGGAGCCGCAGGGCTGGGCAGCGGTCGAGCAGAAGCGAAGCGAGCGAGTTGTTCGAGACGTCGGCCGAGGTCAGGCTCTCGCAGTTTGTGAAGTCGGCCGCATACAAGCCTCCAGATACGCACGAAATCGACGTAATCTGTCCCGACTGAGATCGGTTGCCGCTCCAGGCGTAGATGGTCTTGGGCGATGCCCCAGACCAGTTTCCAGTCGATGGAATGGTTCGCGAGGCTGTCATGGGCGTCGTGCCATTGAAAGGCCCCGCGATCTGCACGACTCCGTCCCACCAGCGAATCGTGAGGTAGCCCGAAGTCGTCAGGCCGGAGATCGTGACCGAGCCGCTGCTCTTCACGCTGTGCAGGCACACCATGCCGCGAGGCTTGTCTGGTGGCGAGACACGAAGCACAGGGGCAGCGTCTGCCGACAGCGTGAGCGGTTGCGAGGCAGGCTGACTGATCTGAATGGGCTGTTGGCCGCCGACGACTACGGAGACCTGCGGCGAGGTCGTCGCGAACGACACAGGAAGAGACATAGCGCTAGAGCGACGGCCAGACGACGATGTCGTCTTCGCCCTCCTCCAGTTCGGTTGGGTCAGGCACGAGCGGCATGACTTGACCTTACCAACCCAGGCCCTGCCGCCGAAAGCGAGGGATTACTTTTGGTCGCGATTGTAAAGCACCGTCAAGAAGGTGCCGACAAAGGCCCCGGCCGCCAGCGGGATGAGGTACAGCGGGTTCTTGGAGTAGGTGATGACTCCAAATGCGAGAAGCGAATACAGCACTGACGAGATCGAGGCCGCAGCCAACGCCCGTCGTCGCTCGACGCAGATGATGTAGGCCGCGTAGAGGACGTCGACTGCGACGTAGGTGGCGAAGATGATCGCGGCGGTTGTGGCCGAAAAGTCGTTCATCATGGCTGTGGAACTTCCAAAATCCGGAAAGAAAGAAGCGTCAACGCTTTCGCTCGTTCTGCCAGACGGTCACGAGAAACGATCCGACGAAGCAGCCAGCCATCGCGCAGGCCCATTGCGTCCATTCCATCACTCTATTTCGTCCTCGCCAGTAGCCCCCGCAGCGTGGCAGACGGCAAAGGCTCGTCGGCTTTCGGGTGCGAGAAATATGCCCTGTTCCAGTCGACAATGCCGATTGCCTGCACAAGAGCATCCCGCTCCGCGTCGGTGAGTCGTAGTCGTTCGATCTCGTCGGCCGCCTCCTCAAACAACATTCCGCTGTGAGCGAGATGCAGTCCTCGCCAGTTGCGAAGTCGCGAGGCGATATCGCCCTCGTAAGCGGCCCGGCTGATGGTGTTCATTGCGTGTCCTTGGTGGCTTGGCTGGCCGCTTTATCAGTGCGGGGTCGTCTCGCCGGGGTCGTTGTGCCACTGGGGCGGCCCACTCGTCGCCTGTCGGTTTGTATCCCGCCGCAGCCCGCCGGCAACGTCATGACCAGTGTGTGGCGCACGGTCGGCTGACGGCGAGCAAAGTGAGCAAAGGCGGAGGGAATCGAACCCCCATCTACGGTTTTGGAGACCGTCGTTCTACCAGTTGAACTACGCCAATGTGCTAGATGCTACCTAGTTTCGGCGACACTACCTAGTTTCTAGCCGCCGCAATCGTATCCAATATGATACGAAAACTGGTGTGTTTTTATTACGATTGGGGCGTCAGACTCTTTTATCTAGCGCCGTTGCTTCTCACGCCCGCCGCCGTGCTATCACCGGGCGACCGTCGTTTCCCCGGTGCGTCAGGCGTGGCGGTGCGTGTTATCACGCTGGCGGGCGGGATTATCGATTTCCGTAGAAACACTGGTTCTCTCAGTCCAAAAATGCCCCCGTCCCATCGTCGCCTTCCCCTTTGTATCGGGGCGCGGAACGCCTGGAGGCCCCACCAGCAGGCCCGAAACTGCATAGGGCGTGCAGTTGGCTACACCTGCCGTGCGGGTATCTCATTTTGCGATTATTGCTCGTCACGCAATCTGCCTGAAATAGTGTGCCGCGAGAGAACCACGCGATGCAGCGGACGAGCCGCTGATCGCTGGCGTTCTCAGCCTAGCCGCTTCAGTAGGCCGTGAAGCGTGGCCGCGATCTTTGCGCATTCCTTGTCGTCGTCGTTGTCAAAGTAGGCTCCGGCCGCTTCCCTGATCGCCCACCGCTCCGCGTCGGTGAGCGTGGGCGAGCGGTATAGCGGAAACGGCTGCACCAAATCACCACCAGCGGCAGCAATGCCACGCACTAGTTTTTCCGTGTATCCAAACAGCACCGTAGGTGCGCCACCGAACTTGCCGGGAATGTCTGCCGCCCACGCAAACGGCTGAGAACCACGCGATGCAGCGGACATCTCATCTACCTCTTTCGTCATGGTATCTCCTGTGTTCGATGCCGCTGATCTTGGTCGTTCTCTACGTTCCGCCCCTAGCGTCGTCACAGCAGCCTGGGTGGCTGTGGATGCGACTCGATCCTGTTGGCCTGGATTTCCAGCCCGCCCCACACCTTGAGCGTCAGCGTCGTGATGGGCGGAGAACCGTCGAATATCCAGTCCTGCGTGACCTCGACCAACGCGATTGGCGCGTCTGGAGGCAACTCCTTCAGGGACTCGATCAAGTCTCCGACGTTGAGCGCCGGCTCGGGCCTGCCGTAAGTGGTGGTCATGGTCGGACTAGCCTATCCAAACCAATCAGCGAGTCCAGGCTTTTTCTTGCGACTGCGTTTAGTCGATCTGCCGGTAGAGAACGAACGACCCCGCCTTGCAGGTGATGAAGTTCGTTGGGCCTGCCAACTCGGAGGCAAATCTCGCAACCAAAGAGCCGCTGGCGTTTGCGCGGATCACGCCTTCGATGACGGCAAGGTTGTTGGTTGTCGAGGGGCAAGATGCGTTGGCTGTGGCCGGCGAGTCAAAAGCCTGAAGGTGCGCGTTGAGCGTTTGCGTAGTCGCTGTAAGAGAATACCGAGACTGGTAGGTGCAGAGCGCCGCCGTACCTGCGGATGCCATTATTGACCAACGTGAGCCGTTGGTCGTTATGTTGGTCGCGTACTGACATACGAACTTGAAGTCATACAGTTTTCCGCTTGTGAGCGGAAACTCCAGGCCAGTGACATCAAGCATGGTGTTCGCGGTGGCGTCGTCGTTGATGACGTCGTTGGCGAGGATGACGATCGACTGGCCGCTCGTCGCAGGGCTTGCGATCTGGTTGATGCTTGTTCGGACAGTCCCAAACGCGCTCAGGATGTACCACCCAGACTCGGCCGTGTAGATCAGCGTCTCGCCGGCCCAGACAGTCAGTTTGCACAAGACTCGCGAGCCAACCTTGATCGTGCAGACGATCGAGGCGGTGTCTTCGTTGTAGACGTTGACGTAGTCGACGCCTCGCATGTACGTCGCTGCGGGGGCAGGCACGATGCTGACCGTGCTTGTTCCGTTGGTGTCGACAGAGGTGAATCCAGGAGTCAGTTCGCCCGGCTTCGTGTCACGCCACGACGCATAGCATCGGGCTTGGTTTGTGGCGACTGCGCCATCGAGCGAGACGGACAGGCTCGTTGACGGATCGAGAAAGATCATTTTCAGACCCCGATGAACATGACTCGAACGGCGTCGTCTACTGAGCCCTGCGGCCCCTGCTCGCCTTGTGGGCCTTGGGCGCCCTGCGGGCCGACCTCGCCTTGCGGGCCTTGCAATCCTTGAGCGCCTTGCGGCCCGACCTCACCTTGCGGCCCCTGCGGCCCGACCTCGCCTTGCAGTCCCTGGGCGCCTTGCGGCCCTGGCTCACCTTGCAGGCCTTGAGCGCCTTGCGGGCCGACTTCTCCTTGCGGCCCCTGAGCGCCCTGCGGGCCGGGCTCACCTTGCAGGCCTTGAGCGCCTTGCGGGCCGACCGCGCCTTGCGGCCCTGGCTCACCTTGCGGGCCTTGCAATCCCTGAGCGCCCTGCGGGCCGACTTCGCCCTGCGGCCCCTGCGGGCCGACCGCGCCTTGCAGTCCTTGAGCGCCTTGCGGCCCCGGTTCTCCTTGCGGGCCTTGCAATCCCTGGGCGCCTTGCGAGCCGGGCTCGCCTTGCGGCCCAGTGATAATAGACGCACTCACACCGGCCGCCGAAGATACGCCGACCGAGACAACGCCACCGGCCGCAGTCGCAGTGATTCTCTGCCTGTCAGCCGAGACGTCGATCGTCACCTTTCCACCTCGACGAAGCCAGTGAGGTAGGTGCGAGTAGAAGTGCCGTCAGTGGCGGAAAGCAGCCACGAGTAGGTGCCTGCCGGGAGAGACGACGACTGCTGGCTGGTTAGCGAAAGAATCAGTCGCCCCTGGCTCGCATCGATCATCGTGGCATTCATCGGCTGCACTGTGGCGCCACTGATCGCCGAGTGAATCGACGCCGTGACAGTCTGCCCCGAGAACGAAGTCGGGTTGAAGTCAACCTCGACGTTGACAGCATCACCTCGCCGAAACGAGATGCCGAGCCGGCCAGGGAGTTGATCGAATGATGCCATGTTAGAAGCGGATTTGCTTGTGTTCCCAATAGACTCGGGTCAGGTTGATACGCCAGCACGCAGGCCTGTTGCCCCGGCGTTGAACGCGACGGAGTAGTTAGGTGTGATGAAATACATAATCAACTCCCGTAGACGGTGT